TGACATGTGCTGTGTTTCCTGTTAAAATATGAACATAGAGTAGGTGGGTATTACCAGTACCGTGACCTACACCTATTTATCCATCAGATTATTCTGGCAGATAGTCAAGTATACCACAATTATGCTTGACATATCATATACATAAGTGTATGATAGTGATTCTAGTGACGCAAAACTAGGAATTTTTTATTTTATTAGGAGTTATATTATGAGCAAATTATCCGCAAAAACACGTATGTTGAACACTTTGAAGAAAACAAGTGGTTACAACACATTTACTACCAAGCAAGCACAAGTTCGTTTTGGTATCAGTAACGTTGCGGCTCGTATTGACGAACTACGTCAAGAAGGCAATTGCATTTACACAAACACACGTATCCTTGAAGATGGTCGTAAGATTTCTTACTACCGCTTGGGCAATCCAACTAAGGCTATGATTAAATCTGCTTTGAGTGCAGGTCATTCTTTTACTGCTTAATTGCAGACACGGGAACCGCTAGTCGGTTCCCTTCTTTTTATATCTTGGAGTCTACATGGAAATTTCAATTAAAACAGAAGAACTAAGAAAGTATAGTATCTTCGTTGCAACACCAATGTATGGTGGGCAAAATCATGGTCTCTACATGAAAGCATGTTTAGACTTACAAGGTCTTTGTATGCAATACGGCATTCAAGTCAAATTCTCATTCCTTTTCAATGAGTCCCTAATTACAAGAGCTCGTAACTATTTGGTTGACGAGTTCATTCACCGTTCCGAGTGTACACATTTATTGTTTATTGACTCTGACATTAACTTTAATCCACAAGATGTTATTGCAATGTTGGCATTGGATAAAGATGTTATCGGTGGTCCTTATCCTAAGAAAGCAATCAAGTGGCGTTCTGCTGTTGCAGCACTTAAAAAGAATCCTGACCTTGAACCTCAAACACTTGAAAAAGTTGTTGGAGACTTTGTATTTAATCCTGTTAAAGGTACTGCACAATTCAACGTTACAGAACCATTAGATGTACTAGAAATTGGTACAGGTTTCATGATGGTTAAACGTGAAGTGTTTGCAAAAATGGAAGAAGCCTATCCAATGATTCGTTACAAACCAGACCACGTTGGCCAAGCCAACTTTGATGGTTCACGTTACATTCATGCTTTCTTTGATACAGTTATTGACAGCAAAGACTCTATCACTGGTGGTGGTACAGACCGTTATTTGTCAGAAGATTATATGTTCTGTCAAATGTGGCGTAAATTGGGTGGACAAATTTGGTTGTGTCCTTGGATGCGTACTGCACACATTGGTACATATCATTTCCATGGTGATATGCCTGCTGTTGCCAATTACGTTGGAGAAATGTGATGACTGAATTCACCGTAGTTGATGATAAAGTTTATAAAGACTTGATTGAAAAATCACAATCAGCATCTACTGGTGGACGTAAGTTTGATGGTGGCAAACTAGAATATGGTTTGTTGCCACCATTAGCACTCAAGGCTACAGTAGAAATTCTGACATTTGGTGCTCAGAAATATGAGAGAGATAATTGGAAAAAAGTTCCTGATTCTAAGCGTAGGTACTTTGATGCACTTCAAAGACACCTATGGGCTTGGAAAGAAGGTGAACAAAACGATTCAGAAACTGGTAAGAATCACTTGGCTCACGCCATGTGTTGCTTGATGTTTTTGTATGAACATGATATAATGTATTCTTTAGATAATGGAGATGTGAAATGAAACTTTCAAATGAGACACTAAGTGTGTTAAAAAACTTTTCTGGAATCAATCAAGGTATTGAATTCAAAAAAGGCAACAAACTGACCACTGTATCGGCAGGTAAAACTGTCCTTGCACAGGCAACAATCAAAGATGAATTCCCTCAGGACTTCTGTGTGTATGACTTGAATCAATTCTTGTCCGTACATTCTTTGTTTAAGAATGGTGTAGAATTGGAGTTTGATGACTCTAATGTTACATTCAAAGGTGACCGCAGTAAGATTAAATATCGCATGACTGCCAAGAACATGATTGTTACTCCTCCAGATAAGACTATCAGTTTGAATCATGTTGATTGTAGTTTCACAATGACTGAATTGGATCTTGCTGAGATTATGAGAGCTGCAAGTGTCCTATCATCTCCACACATTGCTGTTGAATCAGATGGAGAAACCATTAATCTTGTCACATTTGATGCAAACGATGATGCACAACACACCAATTCAATTCAAGTTGGTGAAGGTAATGGCAAAAAATACCGTGTAGTATTCAAAACAGAAAACTTCAAAATGATTCCTGGTGCTTATGATGTTCAAATTTCTTTCAAAGGTCTAGGACACTTCAAGAACGCTAAAGAAGATATTCAGTATTGGATTGCCTTCGAATCTAAAGAAAGTAAGGTGTAATATGGTTGATAAGGTACAAACCTTATTTGGTGACTTTGACGAAAAACAATTGAAAGCGCTCAAAGGTTACATTGACGAATTGGTGTTCAATATGACACGCCAAAAAGCAAACACTCAATCTATGAGTGATATCATTGCTCTTGCAAATGATGAGTTGAAGATACCAAAGAAAATCATCCGTAAGATGGCCAAAATTCAGTATAACCAATCTTTACCTGAAGAAGTAGCCGAATTCAAAGAACTTGAAGCATTAATAGAAGGGATTAAAGATGTTAAGTAAGATTGCCAATTTTCTAAAATTAAAAACAGTAACTGTTCCTCCACAAAAACCTGTGGAAGAAACACCAAAAATTACAACTACTATGGAAATTCCAGCAGTTGATGCTTCATTGACAGGAATTAAACCTGTTGTAGATGAACCTGTTACATTTCAACATGCACAAGTAGAAACTGTTACTGAACCTGCACCAAAAGCTAAACGTAAAGCGCCAGCAAAAACTGCAGCCAAGAAAACACCTGCAAAGAAGACAACTAAAAATGCAAAATAATACTAGGAGGTCCTTTGCTAAAACATTAGGACTTGCCAGTATGTTTGCAGTAGGTGTTGCAAGTTATAAAGAAGAAAAAGAACGTATCGTATATAAACAAGATGAGTTACCAACAAAAGAGTTGGAAGAACAACTTAACGGCAAACGGGTATTGCAAATAAATGCAACATACGGTACACCAAAACCAAGGACATCAAATTCCTTATATGTTATTGGATTTGGTGATGAATATGTGGAAGGCACAAAAAAAGAAGTAAGTGTGAATATTGTGCCTGGTCCTAATGGTAAACTTTATGTCAAAGAGAATGACATTTGGCGTAAAGTGTGATACAATGAATTTTTATTATATTATGAGGTTTTTGAATGAGCGAACACATTTTGTGGGTGGAGAAGTATCGTCCGAAAACAATTGAAGACTGTATACTTCCTGACTCTTTGAAAGCAACTTTCCAAGAGTATGTAAATCGTAAAGAGATTCCCAATCTCTTATTGTCTGGCACTGCCGGTGTCGGTAAAACTACCGTTGCAAAGGCTCTCTGTGAAGAAGTCGGTTGTGACTACATTGTAATCAATGGCTCAGATGACTCTGGCATTGATGTCCTTCGGAACAAGATTAAGAACTATGCATCATCTGTCTCCTTGATGGGTGGTCGCAAAGTTGTTATCATTGATGAGGCAGATTATCTAAATCCAAATTCAACTCAACCTGCGTTTCGTGGAGTGATTGAGGAGTATGCTTCTAATTGTTCTTTCATTTTTACATGTAATTTTAAGAACAGAATCATGGATGCAATTCATTCACGTTGCACCTGTATTGACTTCAAACTCAATGGTTCTAAAGCAAAGATGGCATCAGCCTTCTTCAAACGTGTTGAGTATATCTTAGAAAAAGAAGGTGTGACGTATGATAAACCAGTGGTTGCGGAAATTATTACTAAGCATTTCCCTGATAATCGCCGTATTCTTAACGAGCTTCAGCGGTATAGTGTTGGTGGTACAATTGATAAAGGTCTTCTCGCATCAGTTTCCGATGTGCAGTTAACAGACCTTATCAAGGCCTTGAAGTCTAAAGACTTTGCAAATGCTCGTAAATGGGTCACTAACAATCTGGATAATGATCCAACTAAAATTTACCGTAAACTATATGATGGTCTGTACGAACTTCTCCAACCTAATTCTGTTCCTCAATTGGTCTTACACTTGGCTAAGTATCAACATCAGGCAGCGTTTGTTGCGGACCATGAAATCAACATGATTGCCTGTCTAACAGAAATTATGGTAGATTGTGAGTTTAAGTAATGCCAGACTTATTCAAAGAAATAGTTCCATCTATTCTTCAAACCAAGAAGAATGTATTTGACGGTGATTATAAAGACTACAAAGCCTTTATGGTCAACCGTGCTCTGTCCTATCACATGGATTGTGTTCTATATGCAAATGAAATGAACATACGTCCAGGTCTTGATTCTGACATGCAATATCAGTATCTTCTAAATACAATCAGGTCTGTAAAACGGAAGTTTCAACCGTGGCAGAAAACAGAGGTCCTGAAAGATTTAGAATGTGTGAAAGTGTATTTTGGTTATTCAAATGAAAAGGCCAAAGACGCATTACGTATTCTCAATGAAGACCAAATCGCTGAAATAAGAGCAAAAACAAATATAGGCGGAGTGAATAATAATGATAGGAATACAAGACTTAGTTGAGGTAACACTAGTAGAAGCTGATGATTTTTTGAAGGTACGTGAAACTTTAACTAGAATAGGTGTCGCATCCAAAAAAGACAAAACACTATACCAATCGTGCCATATTTTGCACAAGCAAGGTAAGTATTACATTGTCCATTTCAAAGAATTGTTTGCATTAGATGGCAAACCAACAGACTTAACAGAGAATGATTTATCTCGTAGGAATGCCATTGCTAAGCTTCTACAAGATTGGGGTTTAATTAAAGTTGTTATACCTACTCAAATTGAAACACCAGTTCCTATCTTTATCAGTCAAATAAAGATAATCTCACACAAAGAGAAGAATGAGTGGCAATTAGTACCGAAATATAACATCGGTTCTAAGAAAAAACCTTGACAATTAGTATAAATACTGATAGTATTGGCCCACCTTAGGGCTGTTTGACGTTCACGGTTAAAGGCGTCCGAGAGATTTCACTACCACTCGTTAGTTGGTCCAGTATAAAGTAAGCTGGAAAACGATATGCCTTCGGGGTATCAAATTTTATTAACTCGCTTATTAAGGAGAACTTATGACATACATTAAAGATATGTTGGGTAATGACTTTTTTACCAAATTTCAACCATTCACAATTGGTTTCGATGATACCGTAAGACTACTATCTCAAACAGTAGAACAGGCTCAAAAGGCCACGGGGTATCCACCATACAATATCAAACAAGTCAAAGAAAACAAATACGTCATCGAGATGGCGGTTGCTGGCTTTGCCAAATCTGATATTGAAGTTACTTTAGAAGGTAACAAATTGGTTATCAAGGGTGCTACCAAAGATAATGAAGGTGAAAACTATCTATATCAAGGTATTGCCAATCGTGCATTTGAAAGAACTTTTACATTAAATGATAAAATTGAAATCAAAGATGCCGAGATGGTTAATGGTATGTTGAGAGTTTGGTTGGAAAATATGGTCAAAACACAGGATGCTATCAAGAAAATTGGTATCAAATCTAAAGATGAATAATTGGTGGCCTGTTTCCGATGAAGAATGGGAACGCTTAAATTATCCAGAAAAATTTAAGTAATCTCTAGGGGGCTTGACAAGTCCCCTTCTCTATGATACAATCATTTCATTATGAAAAAAGTTGTGGAAAAACCAATCAAGTTACGAAGCCGAGTGAACCCTACGGAGTTCTTTTGGACTTATTCGTCTTGGGATTCTAACTTTGTTGACGGTGTGGAATTTCTACCCGTTGCAAGGTTTGATCCTTCAGATAATCGTATTCATCAATTACATTATGTTCGTAAAGACTCTTTGGAGAAAGTGAAAAATGGCTAAAAAATTATATCTGGTTGAAACTGTATCAATGTTTCGTATGCGTTATGTGATTGAAGCAGATGAAGAAAGCCATGCTTTAGATGAAGTAACAATTCACGCTACTGGTGGTGAAGAACTTGAGGAGTTTTCACAGAAACATTTGGATGAAGTGATTGTATCCTCACAAGAAATTTCTGATGAGAAATACATGAAATTATTTGATGAAGATAACCATTATTTGTCCAGGTGGACCGATGATGAAAAGCGTAAGTATATCAATAAAATTGATTACAATAAATAAATTCTCTGGCGTTAGTTCAATGGATAGAACAGTAACCTTCTAAGTTATCAATAGGGGTTCGATTCCCTTACGCCGGACCAAACAAAGGAAAATTATGAGTGTAACTATTAAAAATTTAGAAAGTGCATTGGCAGGTGAGTCACAGGCACATATCAAGTATAGGTATTTTGCCAAGATTGCTCGTGAAGAAGGTTATGAAGATGTTGCAAAACATTTTGAAGAAACTGCTGACCAAGAAATCAAACATGCATGGGGTCATTTAGAATTATTGCTTGGTAAACCAAACACCAAAGAATGTTTACAAATGGCAATTGATGGTGAAACATATGAATATACTCAAATGTATCCAACAATGATGAACGAAGCGATTGTTGAAGATAATCAACAAGCAGCTTTAGAAGCTCAACATCAAATTGATGAGAGTAAAGAACACGCAAAACAATTCCGTGCAGTTCTACAAAAAGCAGAGAAGCGTTTTGCTGCTTTGAAGAAGGTTGAAGAACGTCATGCTAATGCTTATAAAGTTGTATTGGAGAAACTATAATGGAACACGTATGCGTTGTTTGTGGCCATGTCCACGATGAA